AAAGAGCAATCTGATATTATAACGGATTGGATGAATCAGAGTTAGATTCTATCACTAAGATGGATTTAGAAGAATACCAATGCAAGCAAGATGTATTACTTCTTAATCAAGATGTATCCATCTATATCCCACAAAATGCCAATATCCAAATGAGATTATGGTATTATAACAAAGCTGAGGATACTGATGCTAAATTCAGAGCTATCCAAGCTCTTCAATATATGGTAAGCCAATGATTAGGAACACAACCAATGAACATGGCAAACCAACCTAAAGTAACAGACTTTAAGTCTGCTTGAGAAAACAATAACCCACTTACTAATATAAACTTTGGTACTGTTGACAACTTAGATTCATGAACATGAATGAGTGAATGAAGCAGAGCTAATTGGAGTAATCGTTGAGATTCACTTAATGTAAGTTGAATGCAGAGCATAGATACAAGTAACGGTATGGGTTAATTTATATCTTAATTTAATTAGATGGCAGCAAAAAGAAAAATCTCCTTCAAGAAAAAGATTGAAGAAGTTACACCAGAAGCAGTAGAAGAAAAAAAAATGGTTGAAGAAATAAATGATGCCGAAAAAGAAATCGCTACTGATGATGGTATTACTCCAGTAGAGCCTAAAGAATCTACAGGAGATGTAATTGGTACCGTAGGAAATAACGTAATAGTAAAACCTGTAGGAAGAATCAAGTTTGAAGCACAGGTTGCACCTGTTCCTTTGTTCAGACTTCCTGCTGATATTAGACAATATCTAATAAACAAAGGATTTAGTTCAGATGTTTATAAGAAAGATAAGGAATGGCTAATTAAGCATGGTGCCGATATGGAAATGATTGAAAAACTTAAAAAGTTTTTAACTGAGAAACTATAAAAAATGTGGCAAGTAATGAGAGATTTAAACGACTTAATCAAAGAAGAACCTTACAGGGAGAAGATTAAGGTTGAGGAAATCTCTAGGTTAAAAGCCAAGAGGTACAAGAAAGAGGTGTATAGAAAAATGATATACAATTACCTCAGAAAGTACAATAAGTGAATAGGGATGCTATCTAGGGAAGACATAGCAATCATGACTGAATGATTTAATACGATAGATAAGACCTTATTCATGGACCAAGTTAAATACTGTCTTGAAACTAATTGGTGAAAGCCAATCAAGTGGATAGTTCAGAATAATAAGTCTATTTTATTTAATAAGTAAACTAACTATGGCTTTAGAGGAAGAATTAATGAATGCAGATAAAGAAGCTGCAGTAGAAGAAAAGGCTGAGGAAAAGAATCCAGATGACCTTACTGATGAAGAAATTGAACAAGTTAAAGAACTTGTAGCAATGCCTTGATGGGCAGTTCTCTGTAAATGTATGGAGAAAAGAAAAAAGAAGCAAGAGGAAGACATCTTAATCCTTGCTAAAGAACACTTTATGGAACCTAAGAAGTTTGGTTATTCAGCTTTCGAAGTTCTTTGAGGATTCGTTCAAGGTATGGGAGAGATGGAAAGACTTGTAAAAGTTCTTACAGCTGACCCAGAGGAATTAAAGAAAGCAGTTGAAGCAATGCAAAAAGCTGAAACTGAATTAACAGAGTGAAAGTAAAACTCTCAAATACTTTCGACCGAAGTTGCAAGTCGTTAAACTAAACAATCGTAGTCAAGTTGAAGACTTTAAATCAATTCGTGGTTGTAGAATGCCATGACTTTACATTCTATTTATTATCAGATGACTGATATGGAAACTATTGATAACACTGAAGGTGAGAAAAAATCATGATATGCTGCTTTGAGAGAGAAGCATAGTCAAGAGATGGCTGACCTACAGGCTAAATTAGATGCTGAAATTGCAGGAAGAGCTGCAGATAAAAAGGCATTCTTTGGTAACATGATGAAGAGTAGAGGTTACGAGTGAGATTTTGATTCATTCGCTGACAAATACAGTTCATTAAGTATCGATGATATGGCTTCTTTGTATGAAGGTCAAAACTGAAAAGTTCAGACAACAACTACAAAGACTGCTACTACTGAAAATAATTCAGATAATAATTGAGCTAAAAGTGTTATCGCATGAGCTAATCCAACTACTGAGGTTGGAGGTAAAAAACTCGGTGAAATGAACACTGATGAATTACTAAAGTTTGCGAAAACACAATCTTGGTATCATAATTAATAAGTTGGATTGGCTAAAAATATTCTTTTTAGCTTATTACAATTTATAAACATGGCTTTTGATAGATTTAACGTAGCAACTGACCAAGCTGCTAATATTATGGCTACTGGAAACATTGATGATGTATCAAACGTTAATGATTTCCTTACTTACCTTCTTCAAAAATCATTCTTGGAGAATGGTGAACCATCTACTGTATTTATGCAATTCTGAGTTAAAGCATCTCATCAAGGATACAAGTCAATTACTTGGCCTAGATTAGGAGTTATGACTACTTCATTAGCTCAAGCTGCTTTAACTGAAGGTGTTACTCCAGATGGACACACTAACGTAGTTAAAACTGTAACTGCAGTTCCTGTTCAATTAGGAGACTACTCAATCATCTCAGATGTATTAGATGTAGAAACTCTATTACCAATCATCGCTGCTCAAGGTAGAGAATTGGCTAATAACGCAGGAAGACTTATAGATGAGTTCATTCAAGATACTTTGGCTAATAGTTCTATTGGTGCAATGTATGCAGGTTCAGCTACAGCTAGAGCTGACTTAACTGCTGCTGATGTAATGGACTTAGACTTAGTTCTTAAAGCAACTACATTCTTATCTGCTCAAGGACAAACTTGAGAAAGATTTAAGATTGTTATGCACCCTAACGTATTCTTAGATTATGCTAAATCATCTTCTACTAATACTTGGCTTAACAAACTTATCTATGAAGACTTCAAAGGAATCAAAGATGGTTTCGTAACTGCTTGAGTAAACTATGACATTTACATTTCTTCTAATGTAAAACCATTCACAGTTACTCCAGATGAATGAGACCCATTCCAAGTATTCCCTTCATACGCTTTCAGAAACGGTGCTTACTGAGTAGGAACTCTTCAAAATCTTCAAACTTTCTACAAACCATTTGGTGCTGCAGGAACTGAAGACCCATTGAATCAAAGAGCAACAGTTGGATGGAAATGTATGTATGGATGTGCTGTTCTAAATGACCTCTTCATCGTAAGAATGGAAACAAGAGCAGGTACAAACTACGCATGGCAAGAAGCATTAAGCTAGTTAGTTTGCTTATATATATTAGGCTGTCCCAGTGACAGTCTAATAGAATAATCAGACTGATATTTATCTCTTAAATAGTAGCAGTAGATGGCAACTATATCAAACATGTATAGCAACTGGTGTACAGAGGAAATAAGATGAAATACTCAAGTAAACCAAAACGTATGGTTAGCATGGTATAAAAAAGGACTTTTAATATTCCAAAAGATGATTTTGGAATATGTTGCATGAATGCAAAATACTGAGTCTGTAATCTGAGATATTCAAAAAGATGTGGCAAACTACTCTTTACCATTATGAGAAAGCTGAAAACCAGATTTCTATTCTATTATTCAGCTAAGAGTGGCTTATGATGTAGATAAAAATTGAAATCCAATCTATAGAGTATGTAGCCCTATAAATTTATCAGATTACAATATTAGACCTACTAATAACGTTTATAACTCAGATAATAAGCTCATTGCTCAATGAGGAAGACAAAAAGGAAGCCCTATGGTATGGGGAAGAATATCTAAAAGGAATCCAAGATATGTATTTGTAGATAAAGACACAATTAAGATATTCCCTACTCCTACAAAGAATGTAGAGAATGGAATCTTCTTAAACTACAACTACATGCCAGATATAGACTCTATTACAATGAGTACAAACATAAATAGTCTTAATTTGCCACGATATTTCTTTGATGCTATCGAGGATTATATTACATTTAGGCTTTACCAAGCTGAAAATCCAGAATTAGCTCAATGGTATTATCAGCAATTTGAGTCTACATTACATGATAATATATACTGATTAAATAAGGATAAGAGACCTGCAGAGGAATGATTTGCAGATACAAGATGTTTTAGTCATTACTAAAAAATTAGA